ATTATTATCGGCCCTTTTTAAGTCAATTATGTTCGAAATAATTGAATCCCGATACTTTTTCTCTAAAACACATGTTTTATCTACATATTTGTTTAGAGTATCTTCCTTTTCATAAGTGATTGTTTCAGCACTTTGAACCTTATCCTCTAGCTTAGTAATTTTAGTATCACGCATTTCAATAGCTTTACTCGATTCTGCGTTAGCATCTTCGAGTACTATTTGTAAACGTGTTACTTCATCAATTAGCTCAGCCCTTTTCATCTTAGAAATGTCTTTATCTTCTTCATTAGGGACATCGGTCTGCTTTTTAGCAGAATCTTCAGTCTTTATTTCTGGAAGATCAGAATTGGGATTTTCCTTAAACCATGAGTCTAACTCAGTAATTTCTTCAGGAGAAAAAGCATCGTCTATTCTGAATAGAATATCAAAATCGTCGCTAACTTCGTCTTTCTGAGGAATGGTACCATACTTTTTTCCTTTACGGAATAAGCAGGCGCGGACTTTTGCTTTGTTGGCATCAGATGCTTCAACTCTGTCTAGTAGACTAAGTCCTGCTGTTACATGAGCCTTATCGTGGCCAGGGAAGGATTTATTTGGTCCACAAAACGCTGAATCTGGAAACTTATCTCTTTGTTCAGTAGTTAGTTTTGTGTCTTTATTTGCCATGTGGTCCTCCATATGGAACCCATTAAGGTATGATTCTCTACTATCAGAGAATTTTGCAAACTGAAGCCATTCGCCGTTAATCATTATTTGATCTACGATCGTAAAATCGTCGGCAGGTTCATTTACAAATGAGTCTTCTGTATAATCAATTTGATCTATGAGCCAATAAATAGGCTCACCTTTTTCGTTGTATGTGCCTTTCTTATGTTCACATAGACCATCTTCGGTGATTACCTGATCACATTCACTACAGATTACTCTACAAGATGAAGAGCCAACCGAGACAGTACTATATCTACCATCTATGATTTTCTCAATAGCATCTTTATCAGTTATTTTTGCTGTTAATTCAACATATTCGCCTGGAACCTTATTGATTGTTTCGCCTTTAACAATTTTAAAATCTACGATACGACCAATTGGATCACCTTTAACGTTATGGGCTACTAGCTGAGGTTTATTAAAAGGATATGTCCACGATTTAGCTCCACGTTTTACAGCATTCTCTGTATACAAGATATTATTCTTGTTTATGTAGTTAAAGTGGGTAGCCTTAATTTTTACTAAAAGCATGTCTGGAATATTATTTGAATTCATACAAACTCTTATCATCTATTGAACATTTACACCCATAATTGAATGGGGGTGTCTGTGAATAGTTTAGGGCATTTACATTTAAATTAAGCAGGTCATGTTCATCACATTCATCTGCATTAACTAGTATAGTCTTGAATCCAAGCGATTTATAAATTAAAATCTTAGAAATAGATTCAAGTTTCAACTCTTGCGTATTAATAAAGTCTTTTAACTCATCAAATAGCAGAGAAGAATCCAGATTATCATTATTTTTCTTGGAAAAATATCTAACTTTCTCAGATAAAACATTCTCAGTATCACAAAGATATGTATCTACTAATGTTTCATCAATTTCTATATCAGAAAGGTTAAATTGTCGGCTGAATAGTCGAACATTATCGAGAATCTGCTGTTTTGCTTTAACCCTAAAGTTAGAAATAGTAGTTTCTAGTAGATTTTGAGCATTAAAATCAGAAATTCCCTGTGAATCAGATAAAGAATCAACTAGATTTACTACATCTGATTGAAACGTCTCTATTGTATTCCTGGTAAACTTAGGTCTACCAGTAGATTTGCCTTTTTGGTTAGCAGGAGCCACTTTATTAGACGTGACGGCCTTAGCTTTAGCTACCTGAGCATCAATTACACCTTGAGCTTTAAGCTTAGGTAAATCAACCATATTAAGGAAGGTGCGTTTTTCATCGAGTTTCCTATCATAGTCCATCGCGTTTCTAGCTTCCTCAAGAGCAATCAAATTATTTTGCCATTTCTGAATAACGTTAGTTTCATATTTAATTTGTTGTTCTAGATCGATTTCAGGGAAGTTAAATTCTATTTCATTTGTAACATCATTGAATTTTCCATCTAGCAAGATTTCATTAAATAGTCCCATTTCTATTCTATATTTAATAAGCTGTTGATAAGACTTAGTAACAGTCTGCATAGATGCGTCTAGAACTTCAGAAGTATTTCTATTAGATGTGTTTCCTTGTATCGCGATCTTTCCATTTCTCATTGTAATAAACAAATGATTAGGGACATTATAGCAATATACTTTTCCAGCATATTTCTCTTCAGAGATATGATCAACAGTAAATATCCTATAATCTTTAGTATTTGTATTAATTGACACTCTGTGAACTGGAAGAATTGAACCATCATAAGAGCCAACATAGCTGCCTATATACTTGGTCTTAAAACCACTTTCAAGAGCTAGTTGCATGATATCATCCCGAAGGGTACTAGAGGTTGTAAAATAAACACCTTGTTCGGTAGTAGACCAAGAACCATCACCAGCCATAGCACTACGAAGAAATGTCTCTGCTAGACATTTAGGCAGACACTTAAATTTGCGAGAAATAAACTTTTTATCACACCCGTGACCAAAGTTGGTCAATAGATAGTTATACATTTCTTTCCCATAGATTTTGAAATCTATAACTGATGTTCTTTTATCCTGGTATTCTGAATAAGAGAGACCACACTTTTCAAAAAGCTTTCTAATATTTGATGCTTTGGGTTCTTTCTGTGAAATTATTGTTCTATATCGTCCTTGAGCGGCATTACAAGTATCAACGCACCCCTCAGATATATACCATCCAGCAAGCTCGCATAGATCTCCAAGTTCAATATGCTTATTATCAAGGATTGGAGATTCTAAACTGCAGGAGGTATAAGATTTAAGTCCATTTGTACCATCAATAAAACAGAATTCTGGATATTTTCCTTCTAATAATTCATGAGCAAATACTTTCTTACGTTCTCCTGAATGACGAATCATCACCCACATTTCATGATTTGGAGTTACTTTGATATCAACATGTTTACCCGTAAAATGTATCATCTTTCCATTGTAATTTCGTATATGTTCTAAGTTCGGTAGATGATATTCTAATTCTTTTGTTTCTGGATTATATGTAGCAATACGATTAGAATCTTTATCTATATCTAAGTAGTGTTTCCATCCGTTTTCAGTTAGAGTCAAAGTGTTTTCGTCATAACACTCGACTTCACCCATAGCTACTGGTGAAACACCAAGGCCTGCAAAAATGCGTTTCTTGAAGTGATTAACGAATGAGAGTATATCGACAGGAGTATTGTTATTTGAAGGCACTTCTATAGAGTGATGCCCAGGAACAACAAGCATACCATAAGCTGGCATTGAGTTGATAGTAGAACTAACGTCTTCTACTTCTCCAGGAGCAGGCGGAATATCTTTATTTCCTACCTTATATAAATATAATGGTATAGAGTATTGGAAACCTAGAATCTCAATTTCTTCTTCAAGCTTACGAAGAGCCCTAACATCATCAAGAATCGGAAGTAGACTAGACATTCCAGTTAAGGTCCCAGGAATTTTATTAAATGAGATATGTATAACATCACGCTCATCGTAATAATGTTCCTGTCCTCTAACTACTTGTTTATATTGAACTACAGTACCTTTTGGGTTAAGACCAATTTCCATAGTTGTAGCTTCGGCTACGAACAGCCCAACTACAGGGTTCATATTCTTACCATACATTCTGAATGACTTACCGTATCTTGATTTATTGTTATCTCTAACCTTAATAAGATATGCGTTAGCGTAGGTAACAAGCTGTCGTGAAAGGAGTTCGATCGTTTCATATAAAGAAACCCCAGTAAGAAGTTCTATTTCTTTAATTCGTTGATCAACATGGCGTTGTATCTTCTCATCTTTAGATACATGCTCAAAGCCGTTCTTCATTATCTGTTCAACAAATAGATTAACAACTCTTCTAAGAATGCCATCTAATTGAACCGCATTAGCTAGTGTTGGAAAATCATATTCTGGTCTGAAGAAATCAACATTGTTACGTAGTCGCTGATTCCTTCTTGTTGTTCTGATGTGGCGAATACCAGCAAACTTATATGTTGGATCTTCTATATCTTTTTTATCTACAAGCGATCGACCATTAGCAAGAACTTCTTCAGTTGGTACTTTTGGTTCAGAAACTAATGCTTTAATAGCGGCATTTACTCTTTCGGTTATATTCATGATATATTTTTATTCCTAATCCTATCTAGATAATTTTTAAGGTCCTGTCCTCCAGGAAATCCTGCGCACCCATCTGAAACTTTTTTCATAGATTGTTCTATCGAGTCGCCACTAAAGCCATAGTTTTGTTTAATAAAGTTAGCTACCGAATCATTTGATAATCTTGCTATATAAGTGCCATTTTGTGCTAGTTTATTCCGAGGATCGGTAGATCCAAAATCACTATCTTTTAGTCTTGAGTCAGTATCTCCGACAGTTACTGTTCTGTTATCATCACCAACTATTAACGGTACTCGTTGTCCTGCAGGGGCGTCTGGATTAACAAGGGCAGAATCAGGATCCAATATAATGTCTGCGGCGTTAGTATTGGAAGACTCGGCAGGATCACCAGCATATACGTTATCTGGGATATACGCGTACTCGACGCACAGATCAAAATTGATCACTGCCTGCTTTAGCTTAACAAGTAAATCCCTGAACCACCTGAGAAACTCTAAGTTCTTGTTTTGTGCTATTAAGGCAGCATCAAGTTGTCGTTTCCAAGAGCTACGTTCCCCAGCCACAAAACCCCTTATCTTGTCCATTATCTCATCAAATAAACCATAGTCACTAATATACTTTTTGATGATGTCTAGGAATTGTTGGAAAGGTAAACAACCAGCCCAAAGCGAACCGCCTTTAACGCTGTCATCTATCCAATCCATAATGGACTGTAAAATAGAGTCTCTTATAGTATAGAGTGTTTCTTGTAATAAAAGTAGTATAGCGCCCATTAAGGCACCAAAAATTTCTTTAATAAAATCTGGTATGAAAATTATAATCTTACGTAAGTCCCTAGAAATAAACGCTATCATGAAATCTATGAAGACAATTAACGTATCTAAGAATTTTCCAAAACCAGTATCAGCTATCATGAGTTCAATTTTTTCTTGGCTATTAGGATTAATCGTGGTCTGATAGCTAATCCATATAGCATTAATTAAACAACACAGAACTTCGGGGTCATTAAACCAACCAGCCATTGTATTTAACATTTCAGTAGCAAAACTTTTTAAAATCGGTTTATCAATTTCATTGACTAAACCGCGAAGTATAGCAGACCGCTCATTAAGGAATTTTCCTATACGTGTTCTTCTATTTCCTAATGTAGATGAATACAGGCTTCCGATACTAAGATCGTTAATCGCGTCAGATGACTGCTCTAAGATATTACTAATTGAATCTAGATTTTCAGTAATATTATTAGGATTTGGTTGTTGTTGATTTGGGACCATTTGGTCTTCCTGCTGCTGTTAGCTTAACTGATTTTTCGTTATTATACCTAAAGGCATAAAGTTTATTAGTTAATTTTTCTGTCTTTTGTTTAAACTTTCTAGTAGTTTCATCGTCTTTTAGTACACGACATAAGAACTTCTCGTATTCTACGTGAGCTCGCATCTTCCTAATAGCAGGCAGAAACAACACTGCACCAGAAACATACCCATAGTCATTTTTATGCATAATTAAACTCCAAAGTTTTCCCTAACTTGAACACCAAGATTAGTTTGTAATGTTGGATCATTTGCGTTTGCTTGTTTAGCACTATATGATGTATCTTCTACTGCTAGGATAACTCGGGAGGCTGCCTTTAGGCATTCAGGAGACATACCGAGACCTTCAGGAACAGTAGTGTCCACGCCTTCTATAAAGTCATCTGATGTGATACATAGATTATCTGCCAGTACATCTATTCCAGGACCACCTGCATCTATGCCATTGTCGTCGCTTGCTAAACCTGCAGGACCTTCACCTTCTTCAACTTGTTTGGATTTAGGGCATCCATCTTCAACATCAGTACAATCTATTTCTACTATAGGATCGTAATCTTTTTTATTCCATAACTTTGGCGGAACATTACATAATAATATTCCTCTTAATCTATTAAGAAGTTTATTCAATGGGCCTTTAGCGTCTTTGTACTTATTTTCTGGTGTACCCGTAAGAAGTTCTGTAGGTTTTTTCTTAAATATTCTATAATGTTTATCTTTCCATTCTATTGAACGAAATAATAATAGAAGACTATCTATTGGTATAGCTACAATTTTTCGGGCAGGATTGATGATAGCTAGGTCTACTAAGAACTTTGGCCAAATCATATTCCACCACAACATTAGTATAATATGAAGAATCATTTCCAGGAGATTATCTTCAAAATCGTCTAGAATTTCTTCGTTCTTAGGTAGTACTGGTTCTTCAGGAACACTTCCTCCACCACCAGGACGAAGCTTAAATAAATCAGAGGCGGCTGCTGTTATCTGAGAGCACTCCATCCAAGGACCATCTACGTGACCATCTCCAATTAAGGCGTCTAGAATAGGATCTCTACGAAAGGTTACAATAGCCGCGTGCTCTATAATTGCACTAGCAGTATTAAATACTTCCATAGTAATTGAATTTTCTCCACCGAGCCGCTGGACCGCTTTCAGTAATCCTTTGTTATTAGGATCAACTGGAATATTCATGTCTCTAGTTAGTTGATCAGACATGTCTTCGAGTTGTTCAACAAGATCTTCGAGCTCATCTACACTATTAATAAGACCATCTACGTCTTTATCTGCTTGAAGGGCGTCTGAGTCTGGAGTTTCCGCAGATGTTGATACTGCAGATGTTGCTGTTTTCTTTAATGGAAATTTAATCCTGCCTTCTACATTAAGAAAATTACCAAAAGCCTGAGCTATTTCTGGTGGTATTTCTCCAATAGGCAGATTGTTAATATCAATGGCCATTAAAAGCTCCTGCGTCCAAATGGGCCTTGGCTAAAATTAATAGAACGTTGTCCAAATATTGGCATCTGCCCTCGCCGCGGTTTGTGTTTATTCATATAGTAGTCTTCTTTTTCAGGGTCAATGTGTCCCTGGAATCGTGAATTTTTAATTGGACTATTCTGTGTTTCCATTTCTCTTCTTGGATAATATGCGCCTCTAGGATCAGGCATTGGTATTAAATTGTGTATAAATGTCTGAGTTAAGATACTTCCAAAATTCTGCTGGAAACCATATATAGCAAGGTTAAACGCATCTAATATATGATCATCACCTTCGTAAGAGAATTCTCCTCTTGCCGTAATATTCTTAACCCTGTATCCTCTCATCTGTCCTACCAATCTAGTCGGCTGGTCTTCTTCCTTAGGTAGGATAAACATATGTTCTTCTAAACTTAACACAGAAAAGTTAATCATCAAAGATTTATTACGTTTCTTCACTTTTTGCTTAGCTACATGATCCCAATGCTCTGTTGTAGCACCAGAGTCTATAACTCTTAATTTCTTATGAAGCTCTAGTTCAGGATGTTGACGCCCGAAGATACTAAGCTCTTCTATATTAGTATCGCCAGCCCCATAATCTACGTAAACATAATCTATCTTATATTGTCTAAGCAATTTAATAATCTCTTCTCGGGTCATGCGCTGCGTGGCGTCTTTTGATTTAATTCCTCTTCTATAGAATAGTCTATATTTACCTGTAAAATCAATAGTAACGTCACGTTGTGTATTGTCATCATAATAAGATACTATGGTGGGTGTTGTGCAATATTCGAGTAACACAACCTGCCCGCCATTTACATAGCTGTTCCAATCTACACCGATAATATATTTATGGGCTGGGTTCTGTTTAAATCCTGGGGCCCAGATATCTGGGTCATCTATATTAACATTTCTGCAATATTTAATAATGCTCGAGTTAATCAGATGATGCTTATATACACCACCATATTCTTCGCCAAATTCGGCTCCATATTCTCGAGCATACGCGTCTGAAGGAGTGGTAGATTTAACTTGGAATTCGGTAGACTCCGTAAGAGGAAGTCCCATTTCTTTAGCTTTTGCTATAGATATCCATCTGTCATTATCAGCATGCCATGAAGGATAATGTTTGTGCCACCATCCTAATTCTTCTGATCTAGTGCAATTATGAGTGCAAAGATTTTGAACATTATAAGTATGTGTTCGTTCTGTTTCTAGATTGTAAACATAATCATCATATGACTTCCTATAAATTTTGTCTACTCTAATATACAATCTTCCTTCTTTATCGTATTTAATTTTATAAGAATTATCAGATAATTGATATATTGTGTATACATTGTGTTTGTCCGTTTTAACTGATGTATGAAATGTAGAAGGTATTCCTATATTTATTGAAATAGATAAAAGTTGTTTTGCTAATTCCTTGGAAGTAGAAACAAAAGAATATTTCCCAGATTGAAGTTTAAAGCCATCTCCATTAATATAGCCGTCAAGAAGGAGTTGACCTAGATCTTGAATATCACACCAAGCCTTATCACAAGTAGCCATAATATAAGGATGAAGTTTCTTTTTATGAGAATATTCTCCGCATAGTTCTATTAAAACATATGAAATCCATGAAGAATATATTAGTATCGATGTGCTATTGTCTTTTCTTCCATAGGTGGTTTTAATTGTAGCATTAGGAAAAATATCAGAAGCAATAGAAACACACTCATCTATATATTGTCGTTCTTTAGAATTAAACGTAAGTTGTATACCAGCATAATAATGATTATCCAAAGAAAAATCTTTAAGTATATTACCTTCTGCTAGATAATATCCTAAAAATTTATAAAATTTTCTTTGATCGCGTAGATGAATAGTATTTAAAAATTCTTGAGCCTTAAGTAAATGTTGTCGTTTCCTATTATCGAATGGCCACAAATCATTATATTTTTTCTTATCATTTCTATATTTAAATAATTGTCGTCTCATTTGACGAGACCCAAATATATCTTCCGCTGCGTCTGCATAGTTTTTGTAAAAACTAGCTTTTTCAAACTTAGATAGTCTATCTAGTTCTTTTTCAAAATAATATTGTTGAGATTTGATTTTCATTTCTTGAAAGGAATATTTCTCTTTAGGAACTAATATATAATCGCCAACAACTAGTTTTTCAGCCTTAGTAAAACCATTACCATAGATGAATATTTCGTGATTAGGTGTACACGACAACTTTTCTGATACTCCAGTTGAAAATTCAACTAGTTTTCCTTTAAACGGCTGTTTATATGTAGTGATGACTTTTTCAAAATAACAATCTTCCCCAAATACATAATCTCCAATCTCAACATCTGATATTTTCTTAATTCCGCTATCTGTAGTTATATCAACGGTTTGCGGCCAACACCAATCGTAGAATAGATCACGTTTACCTGTTGGAGTAGAACTTGCGCGGAGACGACAATCAGGGTGACCCGTCCAAATAGGCATAAGTACTTCATCGATGATCTCACGAGGAATAGCATCCATCTCGTCAATAAACAAGATGTTAGCGTCTAGTCCGCGAAGAGATGTACCCTTATTCGAAGAAGATATACCAATAGTATATCCTTCAATTACAGAGCCATTGCTAAACTCTAATACATGGACATCACTAGTTCTAACTTTGGTTAATTGATCTTGGAGTAGCGGGGAATCTCCGATAAGAGCAAGATAGGTATTCCAGATCATTTTGATCTGAGTTTCATAAGGCGTAGCTATAAGTATTTTTATTTTCTGCTGTTTCTTTGCGCCATCTTCTATCATTTTAACGAACGGATAGGCAGCTACCCACCATAATGTATCAGCACATAAAACAACCGTATTATGTGTTATTACATCATTTTGTATATAGTTATGTGTTTTAGGAACCTCAACCGCAACAGTTCTTTTATTTTCCTGATATGATATGCATTTTATTTCATCTGCAAATAAACTAGCATTTGCTAGATCGACAATTTCTTGATTTTTATATTTTAAAGAATAGTCTATAAACTTAGATTTAGATGTTCTTTTATATTGTTTTCTAATATTGTTTTTTCTAGGATGATTAATATTATAATTCTCTATTAACTCTTTTGTTGGGAAAGAATCAAAATAGGTATCCTTATCATTTCTCATTAATACATGTTTTTTAACATTTGCGCAAGCATCCTCTTTGCTAAATATTCCTATCTTATCTATAAAGTTCAAAATATCAGTTTTGGTTCTAATACATAATTGAAACGCTATTTTAATAGTATTTTTATATTTAACATTTTTTTTATTAATAAAATATCTAATGCCAAATCTAGTTAATAAATGTCCAACTCCATATATTAACTCTTCTGAAACAGAGCAATATCCAATTTCACAATTACTAGATTTCCTATTGGACTTACTAACAGAAGCCCAACCATCGCAAGCAAATAATCTAGATAAAAATAAAGCTTGTTGCGGTTTTGATAATTTGATAATTTCATTAGGAATAAATTTAGTGTGAGAATTTTTACCGTATAGATCTAATTGTCTAAGATAATCAATTGCTTCATTATTTTTCATATTAGAAGAAACATATATAGTTTTACATCCAGAACCTAATTCTTCTCTGGTTAAACTATGTCCAAATAAATTATTTTTAAAATCATTTAATAAACGTTCATTTGAATTAGTAAATGACACATTTCTAATTATTGATCCATCTGATAAGGTATATGCTAAAAATTTAACTTTATAGTTATCGATTTTATACTTTGATTCGACTTTCAATTCTGATGGAACTAAAATAGTATCACTTACAGTTAATTCGTCTAGTTTTTTCCAACCACCAACTGTTAAAAAAGGATGATTGCCAGTCGCAGTCACCTTTTTCCCAGATTTTGTTTCTAAAGTATATACAGGTTTAATGCCATTATCTGAAACAATTACAGGAAGACTAGATATAATTTTTAAATCATCATCCATTGTTAATACAGATAATTGTTCACCATTATTATATCTCTCAAGTAATTCACCAAACGTTAGCCTGGTTCCATCTGATAATGTACATAAATCATTAATATAGCTACACTTACCCATGCGGCGGCCATATCGTAAAACCATTCTACGAAATTTCCTGGTATTCTCCATTACTTCTTGTTGATATGATTTGAGAACTAATGGTTGATCAGAATCCATTGGATTTCTTAGGAATGCGTGACACCATTTTGTTGGGTTAGTAAATAACTTCCTTATTTTAGGATCTTTAAAATCTATATCCAAAACTTTCTCCT